TCTAAACCAAAAGCATTTAAAACAGATGTGGTTGCATCAGTTACAGTAGCAAGATCAGAAAAACCGCCAGTAGCACCTAATTGAGCAGCTTTTAAAATTTCTGTAATTTCAGCATTTTTACCAAATCCAGCAGAAGCTAAATCATAAGAAGCAGTTAACAAATCTAATGTTGATGCTTGACCACTTAACTCATTAGAAAGAGTTACCAGTTTTGGTTTTAATTTGTCAACATTATCGCTTAAAGTGCTTAGTTTTGCTTCTGCAAAATCTTGTTTGTTGAGAATACCAAAAGAAGCAGTTAACCCTCCAATAACAGCCCCTATTCCTATTAATGGAGCCAATATTGGTGCTAATGCAGCTTGTAAAGTTGCAAACCCACCAGCAGCTACTTTGGCTCCTGCACCTGTAGCCAGCAAAGCTGGGGGTAATATGCTAAAACCCTTATTAGCATTTTTTAATTGACCAGAAGTACCATTAACAGTTTTATTAAAAGTAGTCGCACCAGTATTTACTTTTCTTAAAGCCGTAATTGCTTGGGTAGCATTAACTCTTAGTTCTACATTAGAGACTGCCACGACTAAACAATAACTCCTTTAACTATACTTGGCTTTGCGTTTTGCCGCATCTGCCTGTTTCTTTTCTCTATCATACTTTAATTCATAGTAACCAGCAAAAAATATCAACTCTTCATCTGTTAGTTGTTGTCGTAATTCACTTATTGTTTTACCTAATTCTGTTGCAAGGAAGAACTCAAAATTTAACCAGTTATCCCCCCTCAGGATTCCTTTGCGTTATCAATAGTTGCGTTTGCGTTTACACCAAATAAAAATAACTCTATTTCATTCAATACATTTTCTGGTAACTCATTTTGTAAATTACCAAACTCTGCTGGACTAAAAGCTTTAGATCCATCTTCATTTTCTGCTAACTGACAAAGCATATGAGTAGAAACGATTAAAGGATCATCACTACCAGCCCTTTGCGTTGCCCTTGCTCTGTCAGCCCTTGTAATCGCCTTAAAATATAAACTGACTACAGTTTTGCCGTCATCATCTTTAACGTCAAATTTTCGCCTTTTAGAGAGGTCAAACGATTCCTTTAAAAGGTCGAGGGTTCTTTTTTCTGCCATAAATTAAATGCGAAGTTATTTTAATTTACTATATGTCTGAAGTTATTGCACCAGTTGTGACAAACGAAATGTTGATTTCTTGTGTCTCTCCAAGTGATGCACCATACTCAGCACCAGTAACTATTCCAGAAAAAGCCAACTTTTTAGCACTAGCTGAACTATCAGGGAATAATTCAAATAATGCGTCACCAGCATCACCTGTTGTTAAAATATCCTCAACGAATGATAGATAATCTGAATTACCAGCATTGTCATAAATTAATGTTGCTGAACCTTCACCAGAAATTAAACCACCAATAAATGTTTTTGATGTATCACCTTGAACTGTAGTTTCTAAAGTATCTTTTGAAACTGATAATGACCAAGATCTTGTCCCAGCAATATCGGCTTCAGTACCAGCCGCATTATGAAACATAATCTTACCACTATCGCCTTTAATAGCTGCCATGACAAAAAAAAGAAAGATTTACAAATATATTAACTCTTTTCGGTAGTTTTTACATCTTTTTTTGGATTTTGTTGACTCTCCATATATCTTTTACAATTAGGATCCCACATTCTAGAATCTCTTACACCTTTCACGGCTTCGATAGCGTCAAGCATTTTTTCTGTAATTTCAAGCTTAGGCATGATTAAAGATCCTCGTAAATTGAAAATGTTATTCTTAATTGTGTTTGAAACTTACCTTCTGGGCTTGAGTTAAGAATCTCAGGGCCAATAGGTGCATCAAAAATAACACTTGATACTGTAATTCTATTGTATAAGTCCCTTAGTCTTTTGCAAATTGTAAAGTTAGACCCTGCTCCAAGACCTTCCTCTGTAAATACATTTATTAAAACAAGGCCACTTATTAAATTATCAGAGTCACTTGCACCGCCCTGCGTTAAGTATGAGTTTGCACCAAAGCTAGTTTGACACTGTACAAAGGTATCTTCCGCAGTAGAGTCAAAGGTCATATTATTAAATACAACAGGAATAGCTGGGCTTGATGCCAACTCTGTGGCCAACCTAGCCTCTATTGTGGATCTAACTGTATTTAAGTCTGTAGCAGCCATTATATTTTTCCTTTAATCTTGTTGTATTCGTCTGATGCCCAAGACTGCAACTCTTTAGCAATTAATTCTGGAAAACCAGCAACAGTTTTTTGTCTTGTTCTATAAACACCACCCCATGATGGAGGCAACCCCTCACCAAAACAAACTGGCTCTGCATAAGGCAAGTTGTTTGATACAGTACCACTAAATTTTTTTATTTGGGTTTGCCATGCGAGTCTTAATGATCCACCTACCCCTTTTTCTTTTTTTCCACTTGGCAATATTCTAGGTTTGAAAACAGGTGTTGCTTTTTTAACCCTTGCTGTCCATTCCAAAGTAGTAGCTGCAACTAAAGTTTCTACAGCTTCCTCCATAACATCTGGAATCTGCAAAATATGTATTTGTCTTGCCATGTTTACCTCAATATAAGATCAAAACTTACAGGTGTATTATTTTGCTCATTCGTCACAATTTGAATAATTTTAAATTCAACACTACTTATAACAACTCTATCTTTTGTTGTCGGTACAAAGGTTAAATCACCAGCAGATATAGTTAACAACTTATCTTGTGATTCAATCAAATCATTGACCTGATTTCTTGATACATTGCTTAACGCACCTTTGATAGTTGTATCAGATGTAGATTCTGTTATCGCTCCAGTAGTGGTATTGTATGCCCCTGCTGTTACTTGTCTGATAGTTACATCACCACCAAGTTTCTTCAATGAAGCGCTGGCAGCTTTTTTTAGTGCATTAGCGAGACTCATAATATGTATGCAATAACAGTTCCACTACCTAAAGTAATGCTAGTTATAACACCACAGATTTCATTACTTGATTTAAAAGGAACAGCACTTAAATCACCTGTTATATTTTCAGATAAAAGTGTTATTACTGAATCCTGTAATGCAACAACCTTTCCAAAACGCCCTGTATGTGCGTCAGTATCGTTGATAATTTTTGCTGCTGGATAATCGTAACCGTAACCCATTTTAAGACCTCTTGATTTGTAAGTTTGCTCTTCCACCTATTCTAATACCCATTAGATAGTGGTCAACGATTGGTGGAATCCTATCAATGCCCACAGCCCCATAAAATCTAGGAGTTACATTTATATTACCAACACTAACAGCAGCAAAATCTTCTAAGCCGCTAAGTTCTAGTCCATTTCTATTGTTATTAAGATATACAGCCAAAACAACTTGTGCATGTTTTACCCGATCTGGTATTTCAGTATCAGTGTAATAGTCAGCAACTAATCTGTTAGGAAAAGATAACCCATACAAGTTAGTGTATGTGTCAGGTTTTCTTACTCCTGATCTCGGCCATTCTAAAGCCTGAGTATCAGCTACTCTAGCCCCTAAAAACTTTTCTCTATCTATTCTCTGGGCTGCGGTAAACAAAGCACGATTTTTGTTATCTGTACTAGATCCGTCCCAAGCTGCGTTATCATCACTAAGGATTAGTCCTTCAATGAAAGAGTTTGCATCAGAAAGTGTTATATAAGTGTTGGCATTAGCACCGCCAACAGTTGCATCAAGAGTTATTGCCATTTACTTTTACCTTTGGTGGCTTACGTTTTGGTTTTGGCTTAGATAAAGAAACAGAAGCCGCCTTTTGAGCAGCTTCATTTTGTTCCCTCATTCGCTTAAAAGCAAATATAGCCATTAGCTAGATGCACCCTTTAGGGCAACAAAGTTAATGACAATCGCTTCACTTAATGAACCGCCAGATACGTTAGAAACTGTGATCTTGAATGAACCAGCAGCAATGCTGTTAGCACTTACGATGTAAGCCCCTGCTGTACCAGCAGAACCATGACAAGCTACAACAACGTCTGTTGCTGCAACTTTACTGTTAGTAACTGTGAAAGATACTTCTGCCGCATCAGCTAATGCAGCACCGTTCATGGTAATTTGACCTGACTCTGTATTAGAAATTACAGTAGTTGCTTTGTTGGTGGCCTGAGTTACAGTACCGCCATTTGTTGTGCCAACTAAAGAGCCAGCAGTTACTTCGAATAATGATGGCATAATTAATCCTGATTAGATACGTTAGTTGCACGAACAATACCGATGTTTTTAGTCTCATACACTTTCGACCAAGAGGCGACTGTCTCTAAAGTTGCACGAGTTGGGTTTACAGTTGATACTGCATACTTCAAACCTACTGGGTGGTAGATGTAATGAAGATCTACTGCCATTGCTTCCTCTAAAGCAAGAATGTCTCTATCAGTTTGTGTTCTGATTGGAGATTGCTCACCAGTTACAACCGCTCCTTGTGTAAAGAAGAAAGTTGAATACTCTGTTGAAGAACCAGATCCAGTTGTTGGTACATCGTCAGAAACAATTACGTTAAGACCCATGAAAGTATTAACGGCAGTTGGTCCATCAAATGCTCTTGTAGTACTACCAGAAGCTGCTGCTGTATCAGGAGCGCCTGTGTTGTCGTAGATTCTGTCAATCGCATTTCTTTCAACTAGGTCATAAAAAACCTTTGAATGCATTGCAATAGCTGTCAACTTGTTTCCTTGATCGCCAAGTAAAGCTTGTGCTTTAGCAACGTGTCTAGGACTTAAAGTTGTAGGGCTGTCGCCTGATTCTGAATCAATAGTTAAACCAAACAAAGCAGAGTTACTATCATTTGCATTGATAGAACCGAATGCACCAGTTAAGCAAGAATATAAATCTTTCTGTTTCTGGTTGTTTACATAAGCAGCCATCTTCTGAGCAATAGCAGCCATAGGATCAAGACTACCGCCAACAGCTAAAGATGCTAAATCTCTAGAACTGAAAGCTCTACCTCTATGAAGAACAGCAGCGATTTGATTATCTGCTGTGATCTTTGATGGTGTTAATGATGTTGAATCTGTTAAGACTTCAAAATCACCACTTAAGTTTGCTTTATAAAAAGGTATTTTTACAAAGTCTCCGCCTCTCTCTGCGGATAGATTTAATTCTGCCAAAGGTTGTACTACACCACTTTGAAGGAAAGAATCTCTATTAGTAGTTTCTTCAATCAAATATGGTGTGAACACCTCAGGAATTATTAAATCACTGCGTAATGTCGCCATGAAAATTTAATAAATATGTTCACTTCGAGGCACAACCCCTGACGTAGCACAACCACGTTGCTCCTATATTAACCGTTAACTGCGTTTTTGAGCATATTATATTTATTTATGTCTGTTCTAAATAATCTACTTTGCTCTGTAAGATTAAATGAATCAGGTGCGAATGGATTTTTTTCGCCAGCCACTAC